TCTGTCTCAGTTTGACACAACAAAAATGGACGTCTTCGCAGGTCTAGATGTCGGTTATAAAGACCCGACCGCGATGTGTGTAATCGCATATGATTGGGATGAGGATAAATATTACTTACTTGACGAGTACTTTGATGCAGAAAAGACGACGGAACAACATGCTGCCCAGATCCAGAGACTCATTGATCGCTGGGATATTGATTTCATTTATATTGATTCAGCTGCTCAACAAACACGGTTCGATTTCGCGCAAAATTACGATATTACAACCATTAACGCAAAGAAGTCTGTACTTGACGGAATTGGACATGTCTCAAGTTTGGTGGACAACGACAAACTTTACGTTGACCAACAAGCCAAAGAAACCCTTATTTGTTTAGAAGCATATCAGTGGGATCCTAACCCAAATCTGATGAAAGAAAGACCTAAACACGATAGAGCATCACACATGGCAGATGCTCTACGATATGCCTTGTACTCATTTGAAACTGCTTCTATTTCGTTTTGATGATACCTGAGAAAAATAGTTATTGACAAGTTAGTTTAAACTCGATATAATTCTTTAAATGAAAATGTAGGAACCGAAGCAAATGCCTAAGTTAAAACGAGATGTTGTAAAGTATGTACGAGACAAGGCAAAATCTAGGTATGAAAAGGCATCCGCTTGTAGGATTTGTGGTGGAACAGAACAGTTAGAATTTCACCATTACTACAGTTTAACACCGCTGTTAAATCAATGGTTGCTAAAGAACAAACACGACCCAAAGTACATACAATCACTTCGGGATGATTTTATAGAAGAACACCATGCTGAGCTATATGAACATACAGTTACATTATGTCATACTCACCATTTACAACTTCATTCAATTTATGGTAAAGACCCAGGATTAGGAACAGCAAAGAAACAGGCACGATGGGTACAAATTCAAAGAGAAAAATATGGCTTGGTATGACAGATTAATAGGTAGAAAACCACAAGATTCAGAAGAAGAAAAGTTGAATCTTGGTGGCAGAAACAGCTATAGTGATATAGAACATTCAAGAGAGCCAGCTTATAGCTATGAACTAGCCTACGAAGATTTAGAAATTGTAAACCGTGGCGTTAATATGATTGTTGACGACGTGGCAGAGATACCCACTCTTGTATCAAGAGAGAATAGTTTTAGAGGTATCATACCAGGAATAAAAAGAGCAAAAGTGGAGACACTCTTAAATAAGTCTCCAAACCCATATCAAGATATAAACAGTTTTAGGCGTAACTTAATTACTGATTACTTGATAGACGGAAACATATTTATTTATTTTGATGGTGCACATATGTACCATTTGTCGGCAACTGATGTACACATTCATGCAAGCCGAGAAACTTATATCGATAAGTTTACACTTCATGACACTACATTCAGCCCTGACGAGATTATTCATGTAAAAGAAAACTCGTTTCATTCAATTTATCGAGGAGTTCCAAGGCTAAAACCTGCACTCCGTACGATGGTTCTAATGAAATCGATGAGAAAGTTTCAGGATAATTTCTTCAAAAATGGAGCAGTGCCAGGATTGGTACTGAAGTCACCAAATACTCTTTCTGAGAAAATTAAAGAACGTATGTTAGTATCATGGCAACAGAGATACCAGCCAACTGGTGGTGGCAGACGACCTTTAATTTTAGACGGTGGAATGGAAGTAGATTCGATTACAAATGTAAATTTTAAAGAATTAGACTTTCAAACTTCGATAGAAGAGAATGAAAAGATTATTTTGAAGGCGTTGGGAATCCCACCAATTATGATGGATTCTGGTAACAACGCTAACATTCGCCCAAATATGCGCATGTATTATCTTGAGACTATACTACCTATTGTTCGAAAAATTAATCATGCGATGGAAAGATATTTCGGTTTTGAATTACGTGAAGATATTAGCAACATACCAGCTTTACAACCAGAGCTAAGAGATTCTTCAAGTTACTATACAGCACTTGTAAACGGAGGAATCATCACAGCAGCAGAAGCACGTAAGGCATTAGGTTTTGACTTTTTAGATGGAACAGAAGAAATTAGAGTACCTGCGAATATAGCAGGATCAGCCGCCAACCCAGACGAAGGTGGAAGACCAGTAGAAACAGAGGAAGAATAATGGGAAGTATTAGAAGAAGAGATGTAGCACTCAAAGCAATTGCAATGCATATGCTTGAGCATGGAAAAGTTTTAACAAAGCGTGAGTATGAACTCATGAAAGGAAAAGCAGAAGTTCGAGTAGGAACGCTTATGAATATGTTTGGAAGCTGGAGTCGAATGTTGACTATTATGGAGAGCAGTCTTCCAGAAGTGTGGGCAGAGATTAAAGAGAAAGAAAATCCTAAACCTAAACCTGTTCCACCAAAAGTACCAAAGCCAGCAGTAAAAGCTTCGGTCAAGCCTGCTACGGCAGTAAAAAAGGATAAAGATGATGAATAAAATCTTTAATCTAACGTCTACTTTCAAAGCCCACGAAGGCGATGATGGATCTGTAATGATCCGAGGAATGGCCAGCACAGCTGACTTCGATCGCGCGGGTGACTCTATTTCAGCCGAGGCATGGCAAAAAGGTGGACTTAAAAACTTTGAAAAAAATCCAATTATCTTATTTAATCATGATTACGATAAGCCAATTGGTAGAGCCACAGCAATTAAAGCTGGCTCTAATGGTCTCGAGTTAGAAGCCAAGATTAGTAAGGCTGCGCCTGCTAGTGTTGCTCAACTTGTTAAAGACGGTGTTCTTGGAGCCTTTTCTGTCGGTTTCCGAGTCAAGGACGCTGATTATGTAAAGGAAACTGACGGACTAATGATTAAGGATGCTGAGTTGTTTGAAGTTTCGGTTGTATCCGTACCTTGTAACCAAGCAGCTACTTTTTCGCTCGCGAAGTCTTTTGACTCTACTGAAGAGTACGAAGCCTTCAAAAAAACTTTCACTAATCGTGTAGATCTAGCAGGTCAGTCTCTGGCTAAGGAAGAAGATATACCTTCGGCAATAGCTAGTGACACACCTAAGAGTGCGGAGCAATCCGCAAATCAGGAGATCAAGATGGAAAATCAAAACATCGACTTGGAAGCTTTTGCAAAACAAGTAGCTGATGAAACAGCCGCTAAAATTGCTATGAAGCAAGCCGAGCAAAAAGCAGCTGAAGAAGCAGAGGCCAAAAAAGCCGCTGATGCCGAAGCTGAAAAAGCTCAAGCCCTAGAAGCGGAAGAGATTCGCGTAAAGACTGGAATACAGACTGGCGTAGAGGCTCTTATGGGTGACGTTCAACAGCAGTTGAATGAAAAAGACGCAAAAATGGAAGAAGTACTTGCTAAGTACAAAACTGAACTTGAAGAGAAGAGTGCAGAGATTGCAGCAATGCAACAAAGCAAGAAAGTATTTACTGACCGTTCAGAGAAGAACTCAAAAGGTGAAATCTCTAAGTGGGGTCAGGAATTCTTAAATGCACACATGTTAGGTGTAATGACTCGTAAGGGTTGGAACACTCAGTATGCACAAGACCTTCAAGAGAAAGCAGGTATTGACTACACAACTAACGCAGGAGACATTGATCAGGAAGTATCTGGATTGATTGAGAAAGAAATCCAAAATGAGTTACGAGTAGCTCGTTTATTTAGAGAGATTCCTGTAAATGGAGCTGCAACTGTACTACCAATCGGGGTAGACGTAGAGCCTGCAGTATTTGGTACTAATGCAACTTCTGGAAACTTAGAGAACAGAGGCGCAACAGATAGCACTTACAAGGCGAAGCAAGTAATTCTAAATGCTCACAGACTAATCTCATCAACCTTCATGGATAATGAGGTAGACGAGCAGGTATTAATTAACTTAATGCCACTACTTGTAGAAGGTGTAGCAAGAGCACACGGAAGAGCAGTAGAGAACGCCATTATCAATGGTAACTCAGGATCACCAAGTGGTCTTGTAAACTTTGCAGCTGAGCACGTGGGCGGCAGAAGAGACATCTCTGACGGTGACTTAGTAACTGCAACAAACCTCCTTAACATGCGTAAGGAAATGGGTAAGTATGGTCTAAATCCAGCAGACGTAGCTTATATTGTTAGCCAGGCTAGCTACTATGATCTACTCTCAGATTCTGCCTTCCAGACATTGGATGAAGTAGGAAATGATTTAGCGGTACGAGTAACTGGTACAATCGGAGCGGTCTTCGGATCACCAGTAATTGTATCAGAAGAGTTCCCTGCAGATAACACTGCTGGAAACATCTGTGCCCTTGCAGTATACACACGTAACTATGTAATCCCAAGATTGCGTGGAGTACAAGTAGAGCAAGATTATGAAGTGATGAATCAGCGACGAGTAATTGTTGCAACTCAATCACTTGGATTCGAAGAGATTGTAGCTGGTGACGGAGCAGGAAACGAGCCATCAGTTAAGATTGCATTCGTAGCATAATCATACTTAACAGTATAGAAACTAGGGGGAGTTTACCTCCCCCAAGTTTTTACTAATGGACTTATAATATGGCAGACTTAATAACTTTAGAAGAATATAAAGATGCAGAAAATATAAATACAACTAAAGATGATACACGTCTTTCTGCTCTTATCGTATCCGTGAGTCAATTAGTAAAAACTTATTGTGCAAACTCAATTATTGATTTTTATTCAACAAATAAAACAGAGACTTTTAATATTGACTGGAATAGTCATATTGTGCAACTTACAGAGAGTCCAATAGTTGAAGTATCTCTTGTACAAGAAAGAGATACTTATCAAGAAAGTTATACGACTCTTACAACAACTGCACATGAATATTTTATAGATGAAAAGACGGATAGTATAATTCGCACTAACTCAGGCAATACTTATAAAAACTGGCCTCGAGGTGCGGGTGCAGTAAAAGTAGTATATAAAGCAGGTTACGCAAGTACTCCTGCTGACCTAAAATTAGCAGTTATTGATTTAGTTACATACTATCATAAAGACGAACATAAACAGCGACAAACAATCGCAGGAGCTAGTATACAGAATCAAGCATCAAC